CTACCACTACATCTACTCAAATGCTTAAAAGCACGCGCGGAGTGATAGAAAAGATATCAAAGTTTCTTGACGACATTGACGTAAATGAAAGAGATAAAAACAATAAGCCAGTATTTGACATAGGAAAGATTGTAGCTTCAGTAGAGAAAGTTCCTAAACTAGTAAAAGCACTTAACGAGATTGAACTTGAAATTGTAAAAGAAAAAGAACTTAAAGCTCAATCAGGATCAAAAAATGGCGGAGTATTTGATAACGAAGGAATATAATCATGGACAACTATAGAAAATTCAATAAGATACAGACTGAATTAACGGCAGATCTAATGTCACACATGAACAAAGAAGAAGAGGCGGATTTATTCGAAATGCTTGATTCTATCATGTTTTTGCAGAATTTATCATCTCCAACTAGATTATACGCTAAAGATTTAGACAGATGGGATAATCCGGCTTTACCGTTAGTTGCTATAATTCCAGGAGCAAAAATAAGAAATCTTGATCCGAAAGGAAAGATAATAGTTGACATAACTAATCCTCATATTTTAGAGGATATGGATTATTTTAGAGAAGCAGCAATTCATTTTGAAAAGCATGGAGTTTACACTAGGTTATTTCCTAACAGAAACCCTAACAGTGAGTACTTTAAGTATTGGAAAGAGGAAGCTAGAAGATGTAGAGAAGGGCATTTTAGACCATCTGATGGTGAATGGATACCTGGATTCTATTACTTTTATCTAAATTATTCTCCAATTCTAAAAGTAGAAGTTGTTGAAGGAACACAAAGGGCCGGACGCGTAGAGGCTTTTCCAAATGTTTATGATGGAGATTATTTATTTTATCATTATTTAGAACAAGCGCGTAACGCTGGAAAGCACACGGCAACACTAAAAAAGAGGGGTTCTGGATTCTCATTTAAAGGAGGATCTAAAATGGCAAGAAATTTTATATTAGGAGAATCAGAAGTGGCTAGACATAAAATTAAATCTTACGCCGTTGCAAACGAGAAAGAATATTTAACTAAGGATGGAGTATTAAATAAATTCTTAGCTATTGCAGATTTTTGCGCAATACATACTGGATTCCCAGGAGTAAGAAGCTTAAAAGATTCATTAAACGATATGCACTGGAAAATGGGTCGTAAAGATTCTAAAACAGGCACAGACGTTGGAACTCTAAATGAAGTAATGGGAGTTACACTCAAAAATGACCCTGAGAAAGCAAGGGGTAAAAGGGGTTCTCTTATTGAGTGGGAAGAGGCAGGTAAGTTTGATAATTTCTTAGTTGCTTGGGGGATCGCGAGACCTTCAGTAGAAGAAGATGGATTTGCATTTGGAATCATGAATGCTTACGGAACCGGTGGTACAGAAGGAGCGGCATTTGATGGACTAGAAGAAATTTTCTACAATGGAGACGGTTACAATATTTATTCTTTACCAAACGTATTTGACAAGAACACAGGAGGAAGAGGAAGATGTTCATTTTTCTTTGGAACTTACATGAATTTCAAAGGAAAGTACGACAAGAACGGGAATAGCGATGTTGTTGGAGCTTTAATTCTAACAGTAAAAGATAGACTCAAAACCAAATACGGAGCTTCAGATCCTAACGCAATTGTTCAGAAGAAAGCTGAACATCCAATCACACCTCAGGAAGCAATTATGAGGACAGAGGGCTCTGCATTTCCAGTAGGTGACTTGAGAGATTACTTAGAAGATATAATGCCTAATATCGACCGTTTTGTTGATGAACATTGGATAGGTAAGTTGTCTTACGATAATAAAGGGAATGTAACTTGGGCGCCAGATCCAAGCATAACTCCAATACGAGAATTTCCATACGTAGTCAAAGGAGGTAAATCTGATGGGGCTGTAGAAATTTTTGATATGCCGCAAAAAGATAGAGACGGAAAAGTATTTTCAGGAAGATATATTGCTGGAATTGACCCTATTGATAATGATTATACAGTAAATGGATCTTTAGCTTCAATATTTGTATTTGATATGTGGACAGATAAAATTGTTGCTGAATACACCGCAAGACCAGTATTAGCTGAAGAGTTTTACGAAATTTGCTTAAGACTTACTTCTTACTACAACGCAGAAGCAAATTACGAAAGCAATTTAAAAGGTCTTTTTACGTATTTTTCTAATCATAATGCATTACATTTACTGTCTGATACTCCGGAGATTCTAAAAGATATGTACATAGCAAAAACCATTTTACATGGAAATAGAGCCAAAGGAACAAGAACAACTAAAGAAGTTATAAAGCTAGGTAAAACACTTCAGCGTCAGTGGATGATGTCTCAATACGAAATAGAACTTTATGATGAAGAGAATGGAGATACTCAAACTACATTTATTCAGAATTTAAGAAGAATAAGAAGTATTGGATATATCAAGGAATGTATAGCTTGGAACGCAGATATAAATGCAGATAGAGTTTCTGCCATGGACATGGTTATGATTCTAAGAGAAGATAGAGCAAAAATGATAGATAAGTACGAAGAGAAATCTAACATGCATATCAATTCAATGACTGGAGATGATTTCTTAGATGCCAACTGGGCCAAAGCACTTGGAACTATGGAAAATCAAAAACAACCGTGGATGTAAAAAAGCCATAAGCTCCTATTAACTAAATAGGTATAAAAGTATAAATTCGTAAATTAAAACAAAAAAATATGTCATTAAGTAATTTCCCTAAACAAAAACTTCCTTTTAAAAAGAAGGATAAAAAATGGAGAAAAGATCACCTTGACTTTGCCGACAATAACAGTTTCATTAATAGTGGAAGAATAAGAGCAAGGTTAAAAAGTAAGCGAATAAATCTAAATCTATACAATGGAATTTTAGATCCTTCCGATATGAAATTGATACTTAATCCTGGAGACATTGAAAAAATGTTCGTCCCTGAAAAAATTCAACATTATCCTATTGTAACTCCAAGGATAAATGTTCTTATTGGAGAAGAGAAAAGACGTAAATTTGACTGGTCAGTTAACTTAACTAATCCAGATACAATTTCTATGATTTCAAAAGACAAGATGAAACTTGTGCAAGAAAAATTAAATGAATATTTAGAATCAACTAGGCCGGAAGAGGAATTAGAGAAAGACATGAAGGCTTTTAGTGACTATATAAACTATGATTATCAAGATGTTAGGGAAAAAAGAGCTAACATGTATATGAGATATCACATAGAATCGCTTGACATGAAAGTTAAATTTCAGCAAGGATTTAAAGACGCTCTTATAATGGGAGAAGAGATCTACATGACTGATATTGTAAATGGACAAGTTACTTTTGAAAAACTTAATCCTCTTAACGTACACACTTTGAGATCAGGAACTTCAAATAAAATTGAAGATGCAGATATAATTGTAATTGATGACTACTGGTCGCCAGGTAAAATTCAAGATCATTTCTATGAAGATTTAAAATCAAAAGAAATTGATTTGCTTGACGAAGAAAGTACCGGAGGAACCGGTAAAGATTCTGATGGAGAATCATACGCGTTCGATGATATGCAGAATTACGAGGTAATGCAAAGAGAGAGCATTAATTCTTTTCTAGACATGAGTGGTGTATGGTCAAATACATCAAAAAATACATACACAGACGGGCACGGAAACATAAGAGTTCTTAGAATGTTCTGGAAATCTAAAAAAGAAATACTAAAAGTTACTTTCTTTGATGAATTTGGTAAAGAGCAAATTAAATTCAGAAGTCCAGACTATATTCTTGACAAAGAAAAAGGGGAGACTGCTGAAAAGTTTTGGGTTAATGAGTGGTGGAAAGGAGTTAAAGTAGGTAAAAATATTTATTTACAGATTAAACCAAAAGAAATCCAATATAATAAAATTAATCAACCAAGTTATAATTCATCTGGAATAGTAGGGCAAGTATATAATACTAATGAACAAGGAGCTGTTTCTTTGGTAGAAAGATCAAAACCATTTCAATATTTATATGATATTTCATGGTATAGAGTCAACGAGGCTTTATCTAAATATTTAGGATCTATAGTAGAACTAGACATGGCTAAGATTCCAGAAGGATGGAACGTGACTAAATGGTTGTATTTTGCTCGTAAATCTGGTATAGCTGTAGTAGATAGTTTCAAAGAAGGAAACAGAGGTATGGCTAAAGGAAAATTAGCAGGAGCCGTTGGCAATACAACAGGTAGAGTTCTTGAGCAAAAAGTTGGAGATTTCATACAGACCCATATTCAAATGATGGAGTTTGCAAAAGCTCAAATGGACGAGATAATTGGAGTGTCTAGACAACGTATGGGCCAGGTAGACAATAGAGAAACTGTAGGTGGTGTAGAAAGATCTGTATCACAATCTAATCACATTACAGAAGAATTGTTTACACTTCACGATTATTGCAAGAAAAGATGTTTTCAAATTCTTCTAGAAACTATTAAAATTGCTTCAAAAGGAAATCAAGTTAAGTTTGCATACATAGCTGACGACATGACAAGAAAACTTATGGAGATTGATGGAGATGAATTTGCTGATGAGGAATACGGATTGCAAGTTTCGAATGAAGATGCAATTAATGAGATGCAACAAAAGCTAGACGGAATGGTACAGATGGGATTACAAAACCAAATGTTATCTTTCTCAACAGCAATGAAAATATATAACTCTCCTTCAATAAGAGAAGTTCAAAGAATGATTGAAAAAGCAGAGAATGATAAAAATGAATCAATGCAAAAACAATCTGAAGAGGCTCGTAAAATGCAAGAAATGCAAATTCAATCTAACGAACAGTTGGCAGCAACAAGAAATGAATTAGAAATTGAGCAATTTAATAGAACTGATGAAACTAAGAGATATATAGCAGAACTTCAAGCAGAAACTGATAGATTGAAAATAGAACAATCTGGACAAGACCTAGTTAAAACTGATGATGATAAAAATGACGATATTGAGTACAATAAGTTCCAACAAGAAATGCATTTAAAACATGGTCAAATGAATAACGACATGTCGAAGCACAAAGATATGATGGCTCACAAGGCCAAAGAATTAGAAGTGAAGAAAAAACAAGCTAATAAACCTGTAAGTAAAAAATAATGAAATTAACACAAAATCAATACTATGGATTAAGAATAGACCTACCACACTCTTTGAGTGCTGGTAGTGTTTATTTATGCCAAGATACAAAGCAATTGTTTTTTTACGGAGAAGACTGGCTGCCTTCTGAATTAAAACCAGCAGACGGAGTTATAACTCAAGAAATTCTAGACGAGGCATTAAATAATATATCAATAGGAACTTTTATAAATGTAGTTTCTAGTTATTCAGAATTACCAATAGTATCTTCAGTTCCGTCAAGCTTTTATTTTTGCACAAACTCTCAGGGAACTAAATGGCTTCCTGGAGATATAGGAGGAACTTACTATCCAAAAGGAATTTACTACTCAAATGGCATATCATGGTCATATGTAGAATCACCTTACCAATCAACACAAGAAGAAGCTAATGAAGGTATAGCAAACAACAAATTTATTACGCCTAACACATTAGTAAATCATTCAAAATGGGCTTTAAAAACAGATCTTACTTATTCTGAAGATAGTTATGTAAAGTATGTTGGATCAATAAAAAATGTAGATTTAGGCGAATATAAATTAAAAGCCGGTCAAATTGATTTTGACACAACCCCAACACAATCAAGCGGTGTAGCATCACTAAGATGGAATGATACTGATGGCACTTTAGACCTTGGTTTAAAAGGAGGAAATGTTACATTGCAATTAGGGCAAGAATCTTTAATAAGAATTGTGAACAAAACTGCAACTAATTTAACAGAAGCAGGATATGAAGCGGTATATATTTCAGGAGCTCAAGGACAAAGACTTAAAGTTGATTTAGCTTTAGCTAATTCTGATTTAACTAGCGCCGGAACAATAGGTATTGTAACTGAAAATATAGATGTAAATCAAGAAGGATTTGTTACTTCAAACGGATTAGTTAGGGGAATAAACACAACAGGTTCTTTACAAGGAGAAACCTGGTTAGACGGAAACATGTTATATCTATCTCCTACGGTAGCTGGAAGAATTACAAATATTAAACCTATAGCTCCTTTTCACACAGTCGTGATAGGAGTATGCGTACATGCTCATGTTACTCAAGGATCAATATTTGTTAAGGTTGATAATGGTTATGAGTTAGAAGAATTACATAACGTGTTAATATCTACTCCTTTAAATAACGAGATATTATCTTACGAAACATCTTCAGGTCTTTGGAAAAACAAGTCTTTATCTTCTTTAGGAGGACTTTCTGGCACAGGGACTTTAAATTATTTGCCAAAATTTACTTCGGCAGGAACGTTAGCAGATTCAAATATTTTAAACTCAGATAACTTTACTTTAATAAATGGCGTTCCAAACATTACAGGAGTTAATCCAGTAGTGCTTCAAGTTAGGGGAACTCAAACTTCTTCTGCATGGACAGCAGGAGCTAAATTCGTAACACTTCAATTTAATTCAACAGATGTGTCATCTACAGGAGATGTTACTCGTGGAGAAATTGCCATGGTTATGACAGACGCCACTGGTGGTTTTTCAGATATGATATTTGGGACTACTAGTTCGGTAGCAACACCGGCAGTTGAGAGAATGAGGTTGTCAGCTGGCGGTAAATTACTTTTAGGGACAATTGCAGGAACTGGTAATCATATGTTACAAATTATAGGTGGTAGTAGAGTTAGGGGTACTACAGTAACAAGCGATTGGATTGCTGGATTTGAACAATCCGGAGTCACCCTGCAAGCAGGACTAGTAGGAACATCTTCAAATAGAAGCGTAACTGTTCAAGGAGCCGGGGCGGCAATATATCACGGAATGGATACTACTAATAATGTAGAATTTTTAATGGGTGTTTCTGGTTTTCAATCTGCAGTAGTAGGATCCATGACAAATCATCCATTGCATTTTAGAACAAATAACACCTTAATATCGCAATTTACAATTGATGGTAACTTGTTGATCGGAACATCAACTAATAATGGTAAAAAATTACAAGTAATTGGCGGTGGTTATTTTAGTGAAAATTTTTCAGGTATTGATACTAAATTAACAGTTAGAAATGCCGCTGTATTTCCAGGTGCCGGTAATGCAATTTCTTTTGAAGGATTTTATAAACACGCATTAATTAGTAGTATTGGATTTCCTAGCTCTACAACAGGAGGTGATTTGCGATTACAAACATACACATCTGACGCAATATTAACTGAAGGAATAACAATAGATAGAACTGGCCGCGTGCTTGTAAACACATCAGCTGATGATGGCGCTAGTCAATTGCAAGTAGAAGGGCAAACTAAATTTACAGGATTAAGTATTGTAAAAGGAACAACAGCAAGTGATACTGCGCCATTAGGAACAGAGCTTACTACTACAGGAGTTTCAGACGCTTCTTGGACAGGAACTTCTTTTGCAACAGGATACACTCACTTATCAGGTTCGATTACAACTCTTACTCAGGCATTAAGTGCGGTAATAGGCGCATTTCACCAAATTACATACACAATATCAGGAAGAACTGCTGGTTCAATTAGTATTTCATTTGGAGGAAATTCCACAACTGGTATTACAGCAACAGGAAATACAGGACCAATAGCTACAACTATAGAGGAACTTGTTATTACTCCTACAATTGATTTTGACGGAACTTTAATTTTAAGTATAAAATTAATTAATACATCTTCTGCAATTTCTCAAACTTCTAGTAGTTCTGGCAGCATTCATTTAGAAACAAGAATTTCTTCAAGCAATACAAATACATTTATTGGACAAGGTGTCGGAAGAAGAAGTACAACTGGAGTTAATAACACAGGTATAGGAATGCTTGCTCTTAGAGATGTAACAACCGGAACCGGAAACACTTCTTTAGGTTATGCAGCATTAATACAAAACACAATAGGAACAAGTAATGTTGCTTTAGGAAATCAAACTTTATTTGCAAACAAAACTGGAATTAATAATATTGCAATAGGACCGCAAACATTGTATAATAATAATTCAAGCGGAAACATCGCAATAGGACTTCAAGCAATGTATAATAGTACATCAGGAGGAAACAATACATCAATTGGATACGCTTCATTATTTCCAAACGTAACTGGTAACAATAATGTGTCTTTTGGATATAATTCAGGAAGATTTATATCTAACGGAACAACCTCGTTAACAAACGTAAGCAACTCAATATTTGTAGGCTACTCAACAAAAGCTTTACAAGATAACTCTACTGGTGAAATTGTAATTGGATACAACCAAACAGGATTAGGCTCTAGTTCGACTATAATTGGAAACAATTCAACAATAAAGACGGCAATTTTAGGAAGAATAATGTTTGGAAGCACTGTTGATGACGGAATTAATCAATTACAAGTAACAGGTACAACAAAAAGTACAAATCTTAATATTTCATCATTAACAGGAGCATATGGTCAAATTGCATCATTTGACACCTTAGGTAATGTTATAACAAATCCTAACTTAAAGATAATTAATGGCGTTTTAGATATGAGTAGTTTGACCGCTGCTGAAATTAAAGCGTCAGGTGTTAGTTTGACATTGTCTGGACTATATAGTATTTTTTTTAAAGCCAATGGTTCTGAAGGAATGAGGCTAACACCAAACCAAAACCTATTGATTAAATCTACATCTGATGACGGAATTAATGCTTTACAAGTAACAGGCTCTGTGAAATCAACATCGTCTGTACAAGTAGGAGATAGTGCGGTTACAGCATCTTCAGCAAATGTTGGGGCAATAAGATATAGAAGCGATTCTAATAATAGCTATATGGATATGGTTATGCAAACTGGGGCTTCAACTTACGAATGGGTTAATGTAGTTAAAAACACTTGGACTTAATAAAATAAAATAAAATGAAAATATATACAGCAGATAAATTTATAGTTACTGATGGATTACCTAATCAGTACTTAATGGCGGACGGAACTTTAGGTTCGCCATCAGCAGGAGGAGGTCCTACAGAAATACAATATAATAATGCCGGAGTCCTTTCCGGAAGTTCAAGTTTTAAATGGAATGATACAAATAAAACTCTTGAGCTTTTAGGATCAGGAACAGACATAAAAATGGAAGCTGTTAATGCAGATCCAATAACTCCTGACGTAAATACAATGTTATTATATGTAAAAAAAATAGGAGGAAAGTCTGTATTAAAAACTAAAGATGAATATGGAATTGATTTTTCATTGCAAAATTCTTTTTGGGACAATAATATTGTAATGTGGAATTGCACTACCGCAACTGCTGGATCTTGGATAGGAACTGCGGGGGCAGGTGCTGGGACTTTTACTCAAGCTCTACCTACCGTCACGTCTATATACACGTCTATTAAAAGAGCAAGATATGCAAATGTAGTAACGACTGTGAATCAAGTTTTAGGACAAAGAAATACTGAAGCAATGTTTTTTAGAGGATCAGTTGCCGGACAAGGCGGATTCTTTTTTTATGCAAGATTAGGATTTGATGTATGGACAAATGGAGGAAGGTTTTTTGCTGGACTTCATTCAGGAACAACTGTTGTTAGTGCTGAGCCTTCTGCGCTTAATAACACTATTGGATTTTGCGTAGACTCTACAGATAATGGATTAATAAGTTTTTTAGGAAGAGGCACAACTGCTTTAAAAACCACTACTGGTTTTACAATTTCATCGGGAAAAGGATATGATGTTTATATGTACGCAGCGCCTAATAGTTCTAGTGTTTATTGGAAAATTGAAGATTTAAATGCTGGAACTGAATTTTCAGGAAACTTAAGTTCAAATTTGCCTACAAATACAACAATGTTAACTGCTGGGGTTTTGGCAAGTAACGCAGCTTTAACTACAGTAACAGCCGTTCAATTAGGAGTAAATAAAATATATTTAGAAACAGATTTTTAATAATCAAACTTAAGAGCCATAAACAACCTCTGTAACTTAGTTGTGTAAATAAGTACTTTTGCACCACCACGTTCCAAAAATAAATATAAACAACATGAGATCATTAATTTTATTTTTCAGTGAACTAACAATTGTAAAAAAGATTTTACTAGTATTAACTCCAATACTTACAGTTATGTTAAATTCACAAAGCGCTATCATCGGACTAGCGTTGTTAATCCTTCTTGATTTGTTATCAGGAATAAGGAAAGATTTTTTCTTAAAAGGAATTACAGCCTATATTTGGCAAAAGAAATTCTGGAAAGGAGTTAAAAGTTACGGGATCAGAGAGACCTGGAAAAAAACTTACGAATATGGAATAGGTATTATCGTATGTTCAGTATTCGAAAGTATGATTTTTAAAATGGAGCCAATTGACTTAATGAGCAAGCAATTCTCATTAACTGAATTAGCAATCATGATTGCAAGCATAGTTGAAGTTTACAGTAATTACGAAAATATGGAAGCAGTTTCAGGAAGAAACATTCTTAAAAAAATGATGCAATTCTTACCTAAAGCAATTCAAGACATATTCTCTAAAAAGAAATAAAATGGAAAATATTTCAAAACATATTACCTACTCTGAGGCAGTTAAGTCTGCCTCAGGAATAAGGCTAGGAATCAAAAATGTTCCTACAGAAAAAGAGTTGAGCAGAATGAGGGTTCTTGCAGAAAAGGTATTTGAACCATTAAGAGAAAAACTAGGCGTGCCAATCCCATTAGTATCATTTTACAGATCTACTGCGTTAAATAAAGCAGTTGGAGGAGCGTCTAATTCTCAACATCTTGCTGGAGCAACTACAAATAGAAATGAAGCTGCAATGGATATTGATGCAGATTCAAGCAATACAACAAATAACGAGGTATTTAAATACATTAAAGACAATATAGTTTTTGACCAGTTAATTGCTGAATTTGAAAATGAAGAGGGAAATGGCCCCGCATGGATTCATGTAAGTTACTCAGATAGGAATAGAAATCAAATCCTTATAGCTCAAAAAATAAAAGGAAAGACAGTATATTCCGCATATACAAAAGAATTATACAAAAAAATATATGGATAAACTAAAAGAATTGGCTACTATGAAGAATG